TATTTCTTTGATAAAGAAGAAATAAAAGAGTACAGATTATATTGTAACTTGTTCTATTATTCATTTATAACGATAGCAATTGTTACATTATTAATGAGTTTATTATGAAAAAACGCAAACAAAAAGTGCGATGTAGTGTAGTAACATCGCGCAAAATAAATAATCTCACAAATTATTTATGGATAAATTATACTACAAATTTTTAGAAAAGTAAAGGAAGCGAGGAATCTAATGCATGAAATGAACAATATAGAGAGATTTTCTTTCTTTAGAACATATTTTGTAGCTATTGAAAAATTTAAATATAAAGATAGCAAAGCAGAGTTTACTTTAGCAATACTTGATTATGTATTCTATGATAAAGAACCAATTTTTACTAAAAAGGAAAAAGCATTAAAAGAGATGGCTTGGGTATCAATAGAAGCAAATTTAAAGTCGAGTAAGAATAAAGCAAATAATGCAAAAAAGAAATCAGAAGAAAGCCAAACTTAAATCAAATAAAAATCAAAAATAAATCAAACGTAATTCAAAAAATAAATTTGATTTCAATTTGATGTTCAATTCTAAGAATAAGAAGAGAAAAAGGATATGGAGATGGAAAAGGATAAGGAGTGTGTGTTAAATATAAATATATTTAATAAATATTGGAAATTACTTTTATTAAATTATTCTAAAAAAGACACACAAACATTACATAATTTCTATTATTCAATGTTTAAAAGCGTTAAAGAAAAGGATTTTATTATAGCTATTAGAGAGGCTATAAAGAATCAACCTTATTTTCCAAACGTAAATGAGATATATAGATATTTACCTCATAAAATAGAAAATTGGGAAAATATTGAAAAAGAAATAACATCAGAAGAAGAACAAAAAGAGCTAAGAAAATTATTAGAAATTGAGTAAAGGAAGGTAGAAAATGACAAAGCAAGAAAAAGTTTTTGAATTTCAAACAACATTAGCAGTTGTATTATTAGCAATAGGAACAATATTTATTTTAGGAATGATTACAGAGAAAAATATTAATCAGCAAACTAAATATGAATATTACTTGAACGGAGAACAAGGTTACAGCTATCATTGCGAAGTAAAAGAAAAAGTTCAATGCGAAGTAGACGGCAATATGATTGAAGTATCACAGTTTAGTGAAGTAGAAAAGTAGGAGGAATGGAATATGAAATTATTTAAAAACAAACAAAAATCAGATGAAGATATCATAGATAAAATTGAAGATTTAGAAGTAAAAATTGATGAATTAAAAACCAAAATAGAAAGTTCAAATAGCAATAGAGAAAAAACACTTGAGGATATGGCATTTAATGCTAAACACGAAAGAATAAAACAATACGAAGATAGAATAAAGCAAATAAAAAATGAGAGTTCTTGTAGAAAGCTAATTATAGAGCAGCAACAAGAAGAAATTGAAAAATTAAAGACAACTAACCAAAATCTTTGCGGTAAAGCTGGAGGCGCAACTAAGGAAAATAACAGACTAAAAAAAGAAAATGAAGAATTAAAAAAAGAACTTCAAGATTTAAAAGACAAAGGTATGGTATTACCAAAAAGAGTTAGAAAAACAGGAGTTACTAAAGATACTAAGCAAACTATAGGAATTAAAAATAGCAAAGTTAGTAGTGCGACTAAAAAAGAGTTAAAAGAAATTAATAAACTAAGAGAAAAGGAAGAAGTGTAATTATGATAAAGAAACCATTTGAAATAGGAGAAGTAAAAAAGAAATATAGAATGTTAATAGCAGGCTTTCCAGGAATAGGGAAAACCACAGTTGCCTTATCTGCTCCAAAACCTTTGTTGATTGATGTAGATAAAGGTATAGACAGAGTAAGAGTAAATGAAAGAAAAGATTTCTCACAGCCACTTAATTATGAAGAGTTATTGCAAGACTTAAATAGTGATTTAAGTGAATATGAAACTCTAGTATTAGATACTGGTGGCAAGTTACTGGATTTAATGAAACCTTATGTTATTAAACAAGATAGCAAGAATGGTCAAAAAGACGGTCAAACGCTATCAATTAAGGGTTATGGAGCAGTAGGTAAAGAATTTGCACGACTTACAGATTACATAGCTTATACATTAAATAAACATGTAATAATAATATTCCATGCCAAAGAAGATAAAGACGGAGAAGCTACTAAATTAAGAATATTAGTAGAAGGCTCTACAAAAGATAATGTATGGCAACCTATGGATTTAGGTGGATTTATTGAAATGTATAATGGCAAAAGAACAATAGGTTTTGATAATTGTGAAAGATACTATGCAAAAGGTACACATGGTATTAAAGGAATAAGAGAAATACCTGATTTAGAAAATCCAAACAACAAAAATGACTTTTTAACTAAGCTATTTGAAGAAATGGATAATAACACTATTAATGAAGCTAAGTTTTATGAAGAAGATAAAAAAGAATATGAAAAAGTTATGAATGAAATAAAAACACAAATTGATAGTATGACAGAAGACAATGTTATGGAAATTTTAGCTGTAATTAAAAATACAAAGCATTACTTAACTAGCCAAAAAGAATTACAACATATTTTTAAACAAAAATGTGAAGAATTAGGACTTGTTTGGAGTTCTAGTGATAAAAAGTACTTAAAGAAAGAAATAACTGCAACAGAGGCTGCAAATGAGTAAATATCTTATTACTCCAAGTCTGTTAAATAGTTGGAAATATGTAATTAGCTTAGAAAATGAATATGGCAACCTAGAGGACTTTAAAAAGGTTCTCTCTAGGGAACCATTTGAAAGTAATGAAGCTATTGAATTAGGCTTTAAATTTGAAGATTTTATGATTAAAAATTATGAGCCAACTAAAAATGGGTGCTATCAAGTTAAATTATCTAAAAATATTACAACCAAAACTGGCGATTATGTTCTATATGGAAGATTAGATTGTTTAAAAGCAGGGACTATATATGATTATAAACATACTGGAAGTTATGATGTAGGTAAATTCTATGGCTCATATCAAACATTGATATATTTTGAATTATGTGAGGAAGCTAACGAATTTGTATATTTAATTTGCAATAATTATAAGGAAGGTAAAGCTTTAGATGAATTAAATCTTTATAGAGAAAATTACTTAAGAGATAGTCTTAAAGATATAGATATAAAGCAAGAAATAGATAATTTCATATCTTGGCTTAAAACGAATGAATTATATAATTTATACTGCGAAAAATGGGAGAGTGCGTATTAAATGAAGTTTTTAAAATTAATATTTAATTATATTTTGGATTTAGTTATACCTTCATTTGGATTAATTTGCTTATTATGTGCTGGCAATTGGCAAACTAGAGTTTTAGGGATTGGAATAACATTAGAATCATTTTGGATTTATGCAAAAAATAGAAAAGAGGTAGAAGAATGAAAGAAACAGAAGTAATAATAAATGATGATTACGCAGTCTTAACATCTGCTAGTTACTATTTCTATTATGGATACGAATTTGATAGAAAAGAATTAGAAGATGGAGACGAAGAAGAAATTTTTGGTTTTGAAGTAAGTAAAGATAACAATAAAATATTTAGGATTAGTGCTGAAGAAATGGAAAAATACAATAATTGCCCTAATAAATGGCAATGTGAAAAGATGTTACTTTTCGGAATAGGAATGTATATAAGCTATATAGAATGCGAGGAAGAACAATGAAAAAGATATTTTTAATATTGGCATTATTAATACTATTGACAGGTTGTGAAGTTGTTGATGGTGAATCGCCTCAAAAAGAGGAAAAACAAGTAGAACAACATAGTGGTAAATGTTTAGAATACAAAACAGAATATAAACTAGATTGTGGATGGTTTACTTGTAAAGATGAATTTTGCTGCGAGAGAAAATATGACGTTTGTGTAAGATGGGAAGAATAATGACATTTACAGGAACTAAAGCAGAAATAAGTCAGTTTCTATATAAGCTAGATAAAGATACTAAGTATGATATAAAAATAGACAAACATAGAAATAAGCGTAGTTTAGATGCAAATGCTTATTCTTGGGTGCTACAAACAGAAATAGCAAATGTACTTAGAATATCCAAAGAAGAAGTTCATTTTGATATGTTAAAAGCATACGGACAAAGAGATTATGTTAGTTTATTAGCAAATGTAAATATAGCTGATTACTATACTTATTATGAAGAGGTAGGAACCTTTAAACAGAATAATAACAATTTTAAAAGCTATATGATTTACAAAGGCACACATAACTACAATTCAAAAGAAATGTCTATATTCATTGACGGAGTAGTACAGGAAGCTAGAAATTTAGGAATTGAAACTTTAGAAGATAGAGAAATAAATAGTTTAATTGAGGAGATGGAAAAGAATGGTAGAAACAAGTGATTTTAACGATACTTTAGGTGCTGGTAGTTATCCAGAACCATCAGAACCTAAAGAAAAATGTTATAGATTTAAATGTTTGTGTGAAGTTGAAATTGATTGTTGGGGTAAAAATAAAGAAGATGCAGAACAATATTGTAATTTACAAGATAACGGAGATTTAAGAGTTGTATCAATAGAAGATGTAGTTGATTGGAGCGTTGTTAGCTAATGCCTAAATTGAGTCAAAAAGATATAGTGCTAAAACATTTAAGAGAACACGGAAGTATAACTAATTTAGACTGTTATGAAATATATAAAATTACTGATTTAGCACATGCAATATATCTGTTAAGAAAAGAGAATTTTAATATAACAGACAAATGGGAAAAAACTAAAAAAACATTTGGATATGCAAAAAAATATAAAAGATACACTTTAGTAGAAAATTAGAAAGAAGGATAATAATGAAAAACAAAATAGAAAAAATACATCTAAATATAAATAATGAAACAAAATGTTATGTTTTGTATAGTGATTATAAAAAAATGAAACAATCTTATGAAATTAAAATAAAAAGTTTAAAAAAAGATAATAAAAAATATGATGAAATAGAAATATCTGGAGATAAATATTTTGTATTAAACGTTAGAGATAATGAAATAGATGTATGTATGAAAGATGTCTTAAATAGAGAAGAAATGTTAAAATATTTTACAGATAAATGGTATCAAGATAGTACTGATTATTGTGTAAGATATAACTCTGATGTTAGAAATAATAGATATGAAGATAGTTATATTTATAAAGTGTTAAATAGTACATTTAAAGAAGAAAAATATAAAGATTTAAATATAATTGGAGATGTAAGACTTCTAACAAAAGAAGAAGTTGAAAGTTTAGATGAAGAACACAGAAATATCGATAAATGGTATTGGACTATGACACCATACAACGATATGAATGAATTAGAATTTGGCAGTTATGCTCGCGTGTTCCGTGCGGATGTGAATGGCTACCTCTACAACTATTACGTGAACGACACTTTTGGTTTGCGCCCAGTAATAACACTGAAAACTGAATCGCTGTAATGACTTCAAAATTCTATAATGATTTTGTTTAGGAAGGGATTTTATGAATATAGAGACAGAACAACAATATACAATTTTTAGAAATGATTTTAATAAATACTCTTATTACAAAATAGGAGTATCCAAAAAATCTCAATCAGGAGAATGGATAAATGGTTATATTAGATGTCAATTTAAGAAAGATGTAGTAATAGAAAATAAAACAAAAATATATATAAGAAAAGCTTGGTTATCATTTTATTTAAACAACAAAGAAACAATACCTTATATCTTTATATCAGAATTTGAAACAACAGACGAGACGATAGAAAATTCAAAAAAAGTTTCGCAAAGTGGTACAGAAACTGCTACACAAAGTATTACACAAGAAGACCCATTTAAAGATTTTGGAGAAGAAATACAACTTAGCGATGATATGCTCCCTTTCTAAGGTGGATTATGCAAGAAGAATGGAAAAACATTAAAGATTATCCTGGTTATCAAATTAGCAACAGAGGTAGAGTAAGAACTTATAATAAAGAAACTTATACTAAAAGTCATGGCACTAGAAAATGGAAAAACAGAATATTAAAATACAAGTCAAAATCGTATCAAACTGGTTATAGAGTAGACTTATGGAAAGATGGGAGACCTAAAAGTTTTTTAGTAGCAAGACTTACAGCTTTCACATTTTATAATCAAGATATAAATAATCATAGCTTAACAGTTAATCATATTGATGGAAATAGATTAAATAATAATATTAATAACTTAGAAATAATAACTTTAAAAGAAAATATTCAACATGCATTTAGAACAGGCTTGCAGCATCAAATTAAAGTTAAAATAAAAGACAAACTAACAGGAACTATTATATATCCATCAAGTTTAGCTGAAGGAAGTAAAATAATAAATCAAAACACAGGATATTTATCTAATAAAATCAAAAGAAATATTTTTGAAAATAAAAAATATAGTTGGGAGTTAATTTAATATGAATTATAAATATTTAAGCAAAGAAGATGCAAATAAATTAGCTAACTATGATAAGTTAGAAGCAGAAAATACAATGTTAAAATCAGATAATTATATTCTAAGAAATAAATCTAAAGAGAATGATAAAAAGTATTTAAAAATAATTGAAGAAAAAAATAAAAGAATTAAAGAATTAGAAGAAAGGTTATCTAGCTTAGAATGTAAGCAGATAGATATATTTAATGAAATATGAAAAATATAGATGATATTAAAAATAATAAATATATAGAAATAATTAAAGAGGGGCAAGATGGCTTTGCGGGCATATTTTATGATAAAAAAAGCCGTACTAAATTAAATTTTATAATGAGTTGGGGCGCAGGTTGGGAACATTGTTCTGTAAGTATAAGCACTTATTATAAAAGATGTCCGAGTTGGGAGCAAATGTGTGAAGTTAAAAATGTTTTTTGGAATGAAGATGAATGTTGTATAGAATATCATCCAGCTAAAAAAGATTATGTAAATAATCACAATTATTGCCTACATATATGGAAACCTATTAATCAAGAAATACCAACGCCACCTAGCATTATGGTAGGTTTAAAAAAAGAATATTCACAAGAAGAAATAAATCAGTTAAATAGTTTAATAAGAAGTGGAGAATTGCCAAAATGGTAAAGTTTGAAGCAGGTATGTATATTAGATACAAAAACTTTGCTAATGTTTCTAAAATAGCAAAGATAACTAAGATAGTGCTATCAGATAATGATTGCTATGAAAACTATTATCATTTCGATAATGATGATGGAACACTTGAAGGTTTTATTGAAAAAGCAAGTTATAACATAATTGACTTACTAGAAGTTAGAGATTATGTGAATGGAAGCGAAGTAGATGACTTTGTAAGAACATATAATATTGAAAACGATGAACCTATTTTAAAAGGTGTAGTAACTAATGATTGTTATTTAGAAAATTCTTTGAATAGTTGGTTAGAAGAAAAAGACATTGAGTCAGTAGTAACTAAAGAGCAATTTGAGGCTATGCAATATGTCATCTGAAAGAGAAAAACTAATCAAATATAAAATGTATTTAGAGAGTGAAAAAAATAAGACTAGCAAAAAAAGAACTACATAAATTAAAGCTAGAATTACAAAATTTAAGAAGTAATGGAAGGAGTAGAAAAAATGAATTTTGAAACAATCGAAGCTATAAATTATATTAATTCACATAATAAATATTATAACTATTCTATTGAAAATAAAGAACTTTGTATTGAAAATAAAATAACGAAAGAAATTACTAAATTACCATTTAAAAATTTGAAATATGTTGAATATTACTTATATGGTATAAATGACTATATAAGTACACTTAAAACAATTAAATTTAGTGAATATGAAACTTATAATAACAATGAGCCTCAAGGAGAAACAACACTTTATCTAGATGAATTGCAAGCTATAAATAAACAAACAGAGGAGCTAGGGTGGAATAAATGAGATATATTGCAAGTGTTAGCTTTGGCAAAGATAGTTTAGCTATGTTGTTGCTCTTAATAGAAAGGAAGTGTCCTTTAGATGAAGTGGTATTTTATGATACAGGTATGGAATTTCAATCTATTTATGAAACAAGGGATAAAGTTTTAGAAATTTTAAAAAATAAAAATATTAAATATACTGAATTGCATCCAAAGAAAAGTTTTGAATACACTATGTTTGAAAAAAAGGTAAAACATAGAAATGGTAGTATTGGTTATGGTTATAGTTGGTGTGGCGGTCGCTGTCGTTGGGGAACTAGTGAAAAGAACATAACTATAACAAAGTATTTAAAAAGTAAGTATGGCGATAATTACATGGAATATGTTGGAATTGCTTATGACGAACTCAAAAGAATTAAGCAAGATACTAAAAAGATTTACCCATTATGTGATTTTGAATTCACAGAAAAAAAGTGTCTTGCTTATTGCAGAGAAAAAGGCTTTAATTGGCTAGAAGATAATATTAACTTATACAATATTTTAGATAGGGTATCTTGTTGGTGTTGTGCTAACAAGAATCTAAAAGAGCTTAGAAATTATTATAAGTATTTGCCAAAATATTGGAATAAATTAAAAGAATTTCAAAAAAGAACAACCAGACCATTTAAAAACGATAAAACTATTTTTGAATTAGAAGAAAGGTTTAAAAAGGAAATATGTTAAAGATAAAAGAATGCCCAAAATGTCATAGTAAGGAAGGCTATTATACAAAAATAAGATATAGTGGTTCAGGTATTTTTAGATATGGTTTTATAAATGACAAAGGTGAACAGAAAATCATTGAAAATGGTGATATGTATGATTGTTTATTAAACAAAGCATCAAAATACTATTACTGTTTAAATTGTCATAAAAAATTGGGTTTAGTAGAAGAGGTGAAATAGATGAAAGCTAAAGAAATGTTTAAAAAATTAGGCTATGAAGAAAGAGAAGAAACAACATCAATGACTTGTATAAAATCGTATATAAATTATAGCAGAATGGATATTGTATATTTTGATTATGATAAACAAATTGATATAGGAATGAGAATGCTGACTTTAGATTTATTACAAGCTATAAACAAGCAAGTAGAAGAATTGGGATGGAATAATGACTAGTAAAGTATTTGAAAAAAAATTTTATTTAATTGCTTGGTACGAAATGGGGCAGTTACGTAGTTTTGTTAAAATAGGCGATGATAAAGAAGAAATAATAAAAATATTTGACGATAAGTATATGTGGAAACCAAACGCAATGGGTGTTACAGAATATAGTTATCAATTATTAGAGTGTACAGCAAAAGAAATTATGAATGATAGAACATATTTAGATAATTTGAGAGGTAACAAAGATGATTAGAGAAGATTTTTATATCGCTAATTTTAATTTAGAGATAAATGATAATATTGCAAAATCAGTCTCTAAAATAGACGATAAAATATGCGATATTTGGAAAATAAATAAACAAGATATTATAGATGTAATTAATTTTAAAGAAAAACTAATAAAGTATTTAGAAGAAAAGATAAAAGAATGTAAAAATACAATAGAATTATTAGAAGGGACTAATAGTCACAGAATATCTATATTACAAGTTCAAATTAAATCTTATGTAGATTTATTAGAAAGAGTAAAGATTGATAATTATGAAAGCTAAATATAGATTTAAAAAATTAGGATTTAATTTAATAGATATTGGTTTTCATAATATAATCCATTATGAAAAAATACTAGATAAAGAAAAAGATTGGAGATTAATTGTCGAATTTGTTTTGAACTCTTATTACGTATCTTTAGCAAGTAAATTTGGTAAATTTAATTATGGTGCATTTAATTTTTTAGATAAAAAATTAATTAAAGCGATAGAAAAACAATTAAAGGAGATAACAAATGAAAATAAATAGAAAAATTGTAGAAAATCATTTAGGTAAACGAGTAAAAATAAAACTTTTTAATGGCGTTATATGTGAGGGAGAATTGCATAAAACAGGAGAAGAAAGGTTTAGAGGTAACAACAATTTATATATACCCCAAAATTATTATTTTACTTATAATCCTCACAACAATTGGATATTTAGGAGTTCTCATATTGTAAGTATAAAGGAGAGTGAATGAGATGCTATTGCCTAAAATAAAAGAATTTACTAAAGAAGAATTATTGAAACAGTTTGAAATGAGTGAAATAGATATAGACTTCTTATGTGAATATATAGCTAAAAGAGATAAAGTATATAATAGATTAATTGATGAACTTAATTTTAAAAATTCTGGATTCCGTGAAATAAAAGAATTTGTCTATAAAAACAGTATACCAAAATATTTATTGTCAAACCCTCCTAAAGAAACGTTAGATTTTGAAGGAGATATAACTGATATTTTAAAAATAATAGATAAATATATGAAAGAAGATTAAATATGAAAAAGATATGTAGAACAATTGAATTAATTAAGTATAAATGTGAATTTAATGAAGAATCTATTTCAAAATGGGAAAATCACGAATTTATAGTATGTTTTAGTAACAATAAATGGTGTATGGCTTGTGATAAATACGATTTGAGGAAAATGCTAGAAAGAGACCATATAAATCATATTATGTATATATTTGATGCGACTAACAGAATAATTATTAACAGAGATGTATTGATAAATACTGATGACTTAGAAAGAAGATGACTAATTGAAAGGATTACAAAAAGATTATTACATATTAAGAATATTAAACTTATATCACGTGCACTTATTGAATGGAATATTAACCTTATATGGACCAGTTAAAATGGAGCACTTCATAGCATTAAAAAATCAAATAAAAATCAATAACTTAGATATTAAAGATATTATAGTTAAGTAGGGAAAGTATATTAAAGAATGGAGGAAAATATGGTAGAGCATTTAACCATTAGACAGATAAAAAAAGAATTAAGAGATTTATATGATGAATTAGATTTATATTTAAAGAAAAAGAAGATTAATTATTATAAAACACAGCCAAAAGGAACAGATTATAATAAAATAATGGTTAGTAGTTCTCATTCAAGTTTTGATAGATTTGCACATTATGTAATAAAAGATGAAGAATTAGATATAAAAATAGTATCATTATTAGAATCAATTAATGCTTATGAGGAAATAATTATAAAAAGAATAAAGAGCATAGCACTTGCAAATGAAGGATATGCTAAAGTAATTACATTGAGAGAAGACGAAAAATATGCAAGAGAGCACAAAGGAAAACCAAGACCATGGAATTTAATAGGGGAAGCAGCAGGGTATGACGAAAAACAATGTCGTAGAATATGGCAAGATTACTTAAATAGCTAAAATGTCCGTTCAATGTCCGTCTTTATATGCTAAAATGGTATCATGGAATAATTATAAGTTCCAGTATTGAGATACAAAGTTCTAGTTGTATCTTTTTTATGCTTGTCGTCCAATTGGTTAGGGCACTGGTCTTATACACCAGTTATCTAGGTTCAAGTCCTGGCGAGCATACCAATTATTAAATATATTAGGTTTTAATTTGATGCAGAAACGCTGGAAGCCACTGCTAACTCAATAACACAATGAGATTAATAATAAATTATGTAAAACTATCGGTGTGTATAAAATGTTCGAGGTATACCCATTATTATACGAATGTTATCCTAATTTTTTTATTTGAGAGTACAAGAACCCCAAAATCTAATTTATTGATATAACTCATTTATACTAAGATATAAATTTCCATAGCTTGTACTCTGAAATAAGGATTATAAAAGAAAGGAAGTGAGTGTGTGGCTAAAATAGATAATAAAAAGGTAGCAGAAGTTATAGCTAGCTATGCAGTCACAGGTAGTTATAATGCGACAGCTAAAGAATTAGGCATATCAGATAAGACAGTTAAAAAGATAATACTAGAAAATCCGAAGAAGTACGAAGAAAAAAAAGAATCATTTATACAGAAAGCTGATAGGATAATTGACAAGGCTATGAACAAATTAGAAAAGAAAATAGATAAAGAAGATGTAGCAGCAAGTCAATTAACGACAGTAATAGGTACGTTAGTAGATAAGAAAAGATTGGTAGCTGGAGAATCTACAAATAATGATACTATAACAATTAAAATGTCAGATGAAATAAAGGAATTAAGCAAATGACATTCAATATTGGAGAGTTATATCCTAAACAAATAGAATTTTGCAAAGCCACTAATAAGTATATATGTTATGGTGGTGCTCGTGGTGGAGGTAAATCTCACGTATCAAGAATTAAGATGTGTTTACTAGCTTTAAATTATCCAGGTATACAAATATTACTTTTAAGAAGAACTTTGAAAGAGTTAAGAGAGAATCATGTATTACAACTTCAAAAGTTATTAAAAGGTATAGCAACTTTTAAAGAAAGCACAAAAGAATTCATATTTCCTAATGGCTCAAGAATAGTTTTAGGATATTGCGATAATGAAAAAGATGTATTGCAGTATCAAGGACAAGCATATGAAGTTATAGTTTTAGAAGAAGCAACACACTTTACAGAATTTCAATTTCAAACCCTTACAGAAAGTAATCGTATGAGCGGTAATATGAAGTGTGAATTTAACCCTAGAATGTACTTTACTTGTAATCCTGGCGGAGTAGGACATGCTTGGGTAAAAAGACTATTCATAGATAGAGATTATACAGCGACAGAAAATTCTGAAGATTATATATTTATACCAGCACAAGTATTTGAAAATAAATATATAATGGAACACGACCCTGCATATGTTAAAGTACTTGAGAATTTACCTGAAGATAGAAAACAAGCAATGCTATATGGTAATTGGGATGTATTTGACGGGCAATTTTTTAGAGAATTTAATAGAAGAATACATGTAATAGAACCATTTGTAATTCCTGAAACTTGGGATAGATATATAGCTATGGACTACGGACTAGATATGTTCGCAGTTCTTTTTGTTGCAGTAGATAGTAAAGGAAAAGCTTATGTATATAATGAGATACACAAATCAAACTTAATTGTTAGTGAAGCTAGACAAACTCTTAAAAGTATTATGAGACATTATAAGTATAAATATATATACGCTCCAGGAGATTTGTGGCACAGGAATAGAGATACAGGTAAAAGTACAGCAGAGTTATTTTATGAAGGTGGCATTCAATTAACAGAAGCTAGTAACAAACGTGAATCAGGTTGGTTAAATGTAAAAGAGTGGTTAAAAGTTAAGAAAATAAGACACGAGCAAACAGGAGAATTAATAGAAGATAGTGATTTAAAGATATTTAGTAATTGTTTAAATCTTATTAAATATTTGCCACAGCTACAACACGATGAAAAGAATCCTAATGATGTAGCAACAGAACCACACGAGCCTACGCATATAACAGATGCTTTAAGATATTTCTGTGTAAATCATATAGCACCAAGTCAAGAAATAAAAAATAAAGAAACTAGTTTTGATAACTTCTTTAATGTAGAAGAAAGATATCAAGATTATGGAGAGGAGATAATAGTAATATGAAAAAGAAAAAATATAGAGAATTACAAAAACTTAGAGAAAAAGATTTACAAAATAATGATAAATTTATAAAAAAAATAAGAAAAGAAGTAATAAAAAAAGATCCTATAGCAAGTGAAATGAAAATAAAATCTGTAAGAGGAAAGAAAAAATGATAGATGTTGTTATATTATGCACCTTTGGTGCTTTTATTTTATTTGCATTTGTTAAAGGTATTCAAATAGGAGTTAAAATTAGAAAAGATGAACCTATTGAACAATTTAAAATAATAGAACCTATAAAAGATATTATCAATAAACCAATAGAGCCTAAACTTACAAAAGAGCAGCAATTAGAATGGGAAAATATTAACAATTATGATGGAACAAGTTCTAGCCAACAAGAAATAGAATAGAGGTGAAATTAAATGATACAAGATTTAGTAGAAACAGATATTTGGTATTTATATGAAAAGCATCTAAATTTTATGAGAAGTAAAGGATATTTTTCAGGGACAGATAAAAATTTTAGATTCTTTAATGGTAATCAATGGGGTGGAGTTATACTAAAAAATACTGATCCAGTACAGATTAATTTTATTAAACCAATAGTTAAGTATAAAGTTGGCGTTGTAACTAGTACAGATTATTCAATTATATATTCATCAGAAAATTTTGATAATGAAGTATTTAGACAAATAGCTAAAAGAGCTAGTGAATTAATAACTAAAAAAGTTAGCAAAGTATGTGAAAACAATAAATTTGATACAAAGATAAAAAAATGCGTTAAAAGAGCTGCCATAAATGGTGAAATACTTCTTTACTGGTATTGGAATAATAAAGAGAATATTCCTAAAACAGAAATTAAATCAAAAGTTGATGTTGCGTATGGCAATGAAAACGAAGAAGACATTCAATCACAACCATATATTTTATTAAAAAGAAGAACTTCAATTATTCAGGCTAAAGAATATGCTAAAAGTTTGGGATTGCCAGAAGAAATAATTGAAGACATTCATGGTGACAATTTCACTCAAGACGAGTCTGGAGAAGCTTCAAAAGAAGAAGTAGATGATATGGTAACTATAGTAACAAAAATGTATAAGAAAAATGATAGAATATTCTATTCAGAATCTGCAAAATATGTTGATCTAATCAAAGATCAAGATAGTGGATTAACATATTACCCTTTAACGCATCTTAATTGGGAAGATTGTGAGGGAAGTGCAAGGGGCATAGGAGAAGTAGAACAATATATTGATACTCAAATAGAAGTAAATAAGACTGCAACAAGAAGAGCATTTATTGGAAAAAATATATCATATCCTCATACTGTTGTAAATAAAAGAAAAATAGTAAATCCTAGTGCTTTAAATAGAGTTGGCTCAATAATTGAAATAGATGATCCGACAGGCGAAGATGTAAGTAAATATTATAAAATTACAAGTCCAGGTAGCTTAAGTCCTGATGTTGCTAACTTGCAAAATGAACTTATTACAGTTACTAGAGAACTTGCTGGAGCTGGTGATATGGCAACAGGCCAAATAAAACCAGATGAGGCAAGTGGTAAAGCAATACTTGCAGTTCAAAGAGCATCAGAGCAACCTTTAGATGAACAAAGTTCTTCTACTAAACAATTTATCGAAGATAACGCTTTAATTATATTTGATATGTTAAAAACTTATTCAGATGAACTTGTAGTAGTAGATGAAATTAATGATGCTATTAGTGGTGAAGTAAGTGAGCAAGTAGAAATAATACCTAAAAGTGTATTAGAAGCATTACAATTGAGCATCAAAATAGATATTACTCCAAAGAGTGCTTATGATAAATATGCACAAGAAGTATCACTTGAAAATTTAACTAAATCAAATTTATTCCTACCTGAAAATCAACAATTATTAGAAGATTATGTTAGTTTACTAGATGAATTTTCAACAATGCCTAAATCTAAGTTATTAGAACTTCTTAAGCGTAGAAAAGAAAGAAGCAGAGCTATTGAAGAAATGCAAATGCAAGCGGAACAAACGAAACTTGAAACAGAACGAAATATGGCTAATCAACTTGATATAGAGAGTATTGCTAATCAAGGTTATCAAATGATTAATGAAACAACTCAAAATGGAATGTAGTTGTTTTTATTTTGTCTAACATATCGACATTAAATGTATGGAATATATAGTCGACGGACTTTAAATAGGAGATAAAAATGGAAGAAAATGAAATGTTAGAACAAACTAACGAAACTGAAAATATTGAAACTCAAACAATAGAAGAAAATGAGGAAGGTATAGAATTAACTGATACCACTGAAGTTGAGGAAACACAAGAAACAGAATCGATAGAAGAAAAAGAAGAAGTTAAAAAAACACTTAGAGAACTATTGAAAGAAAATCCTGATTATCAAGATGAATTTAATGGAATGATTAAAACAAGACTTAATAAAAAGGATAAAGAGTATCAAAGAGAATTATCTAAGTACAAAGATACTGAAAACGTTCTTAGAAGTACTTTGAATGTCGAAGATAACGAAGACGTCAACGAAAAACTTAGAGAGTATTACGAGAATGAAGGTATTAAATTGCCTAGCCGATATGAACCTGGATTAAGCGAAAGAGAAGTTGAGGCATTAGCCAAGAGTGATGTTGAGGATATAGTCTCAGAAGGAGACGATGCAATATTTAATGAAGCAGAAAGATTGGCTAACATAGGTTACAATAATTTAAATCAAAGAGAGAAAGTTGTCTTTAATTCTTTAGCAGCAATGCTAACAGAAAAGAAAGAAAGAACTGAACTCCAAAGTATAGGAGCCGATGAAGGTATTTTAAAAGATGAAAATTTTAAACTCTTTAAAAATCAATTTAATTCAAATACTCCTATTAAAACTATCTTTGAATTATATCAAAAAGCAAGTTCTCCTAAGGAAAATATAAAACCTATGGGGAGCATGAAAGATAATAATACAAAGAATAATGCAGAAAAGGATTACTACTCTCCTGAAGATGTAGAAAAATTAACTTCTGAAGACTGGGATAAACCTGGAGTTTGGGATAAGGTTAGAGCATCTCAAAGAAAGTGGAAATAGCGAAAGGAATGATTATTAATGAATGCAGCAATGCAAACAATATGGCATCAAGGGTACGAACGTGCCTTAAAAATTATCACTTCATTACGTAGCCATAGCGATTTTAAATATGAACGTGATACAAAAAATGCTAGAAAGGTTATAATCTTAAATGCTGGAGCATCTATAATCAGAAAATATACTCCAGGTCAATCAATTAAAAGAGATGCAGCTAAAGCTGGTAAAAAAGAGTTTGAATTAACAGAGATGTATTACTTTAATGTAGGACTTGATCATGTCGATAAAGTGCAAACTGTACCAGGAGCTTTAGAGGCTATTTGTGAGGAAAATGCCATCGCTTTAACTCAAGAAGGCGATAAATATGTAGCTAAATTAGTTGCAGACGGTGTTACAGCTGGTAAAATTGAAGTTGTTGACGGAACAAGTGCTACTAAAGCAAATGCTATTGAAAAAGTAGAAGATGCTTTAGTTATTTTATACAGAAACAATGTTACCCAAAAAACTCCTTTATATTTAGAAACCGAACCAAGTTATTTTAGTAAAATACGTTTAAATTTAACGGAGTTATATACTAACAATGTTGAAATGGCTAAGAAAGGTATAGTTGGTAAATATGCTAATGCAATGGTTACTATTGAAAATTTATTACCTAAATTAGACCCAACATATGCTTTAACTTCTGATACAGAAATTACTGAAGGTAAAGCATATTTTACTAAGAGTGGAAGTGTTGGTAGTGAAGTCTATACAGAAGTTGAAGATCCCGTTAAAGGCTCTTTAAGCACTTATTATGAAATTGCTAAATATGGTAAAGTATTAAATATTCTAAGAACAAAAAAAGCTGTTGCCTTTGCCGAACAATTAGAAGAAGTTAAGAATTATGAAGTTCAAGACGGATTCGAAACTGCTCAAAAAGGACTTTACGTATTCGGTGGTATTCTTGTTAATCCAGAACAAGCTGTATGTATTAAAACTAGTCTATAGCATTTAGAGAGAGTAATCTCTCTTTTATCATGTTAAAAGTATTAAGTTAGTGCAATTCTAACAAACATGACTAAGAAAGGAAAATTAAAAATGAAAAAAGAAAAAATAGAATTTTATACACTAAAGCCAAACTTAAAACAACTTTTTGGAAGAAAGGTTTATAAAACTTTACAATTTGACGAATGGACTGAAGACAAAAAAGTGCATCAAACTTTAAATAAACTAGAACTTATAACTGAAATACACGATAAAAAAGAAATAAAAATGTTAGTGAATGGTAAAGAAGAAATTATTATTCAAGAAGAAAAAAGCACTATTAAACAAAAGTTAGTTAATGGAATAATATTAATTTGGGATGAGTATCAAGGCTATATTATACCTAACTATCAAATGGCTACTTTAGATGAAATAGAAGAAGATTTAAAAGCAATGAAAAATGCTTATGATGAGGTGTACAATGACACTAAAAGAAATGAAAATAAAGACATTTAGTCTTATAGAAGAATATTATCCTGATAAAAAAGATTTAGCAGAAGATAGCGATGTTTTAAATAAAATAAATGGTGTTGTTAATTTAATACAATTGGATTTAATGAAATATCGTAAGCTTAATGCTTCATATGAGGTAGAAATAACTAAAGAAGATAGCAAGACTATTAATTTAAAAGAGTTATTAGATGACTTATACCAACTGAATAAATTAGTATTTGATAATGATGTTAATGTTGACTACAAAATGCCTGATGATACAACTATAATTTTGCCAAGTGACTACGAAGGAACATTTACTATTTATTATTTTAAATATCCTGAATTAGTAGAAATAATATTTGAAGGTGAAACAGAAGAAGAACGAGAAAAAGAAAGACTTGAACAAGACGAAGACTATGAGTTCGAGTTAGACCTCGATGTCTTAGGGGTTATGCCTTATGGTATTGCAAGAGACTTGTTAAAAATGGATATGATAAGTAATTACGGTAAGTATTTTGCTGATGAATATGAGCGTTTAAAGAGCACGATAGACCCACGAAGAAATAATGCTTCTATAATGATAAGTGGTGGTATAGATGTCTAGTTTAAACGATTTAATTACTAGAAACTATAATAACTTTAGAGGTGTAGATTTTTCTAACAATAATGTATCATTTTCAAGAAGTCCTGATATGCTTAATATGTGGAGAGATTATCAAGATTCCGATTGTATCCAAACAAGACCTGGAATGAAACTATTAAATACATTTAATAATAAAATTCTAGGTTTATTTTTTTATATAAAGGAAGATATACAACATGTTTTAGTACACGTTGGACCAAAACTATTAAAATGGACTAATTACCCGAATATGCCAGCAACAACACAAGAATTATACACTTCTATGAATATACAAGAGAGTAGGAGCTTTGTATTTGATAACATTTTATTTATAATGGATGGAATAAATTATTTAGAATATGATGGAGAAACATTAAAAAAAGTTGAAGGAACAGTTCCGATGACTTCTTACTATAAAAATCCCGATGGATCCACTAGTATTGATAGTGATACAGATATAGATTTAGTATATCAACCTGTTAATTGCTTAACTTCTCTTCGCAAAAACGCTTTTTTTGGCGATGGGAAAAGTGCTAAATATCAATTAGATGCTCAAGAATTAGATAGTGTCTCTAAATATTTAATGGAAGCAACTATAAACAATGTTAAAAAAGTTGAAAATATAGATTTTATAGTAGACAGAGATAAAGGAATAGTAACATTTAATGATATACCTGAAAAAGACAGTGAAGTAGTTATAACTTATTCTAAAACTGGAAAAGATCATCTAAACAGAATACTTAATTGTACACTTTCATGCGAATTTGATAATAGAATATTCTTCAGTGGTAATCCTAACTATCCAAACTCTGTCTTTCATTGTGAATTAAATGATCCACGTTATGTAAGAGATACGGCTTACTACGAATGTGGTTTAAATTTAGCACAAGTAAAAGCTATTATACCAGGTAATAATGTTTTATGGGTATTAAAAGATTTGGAACAAAACTCTAGTAGTTTATACTATTTAACACCTACACTAGATTCAACTTATAATAAGATTTATCCATCAGTAAACGGTTCTATCAGTTTAGGCTGTGTGTCTTGTGGTATAAACTTCAATGATGATGTAGTTTTCTTCTCTAATAAAGGATTAGAAGGCATTTCTAATAGTTCTTTATATAGTGAGCAAATACTTAAACATAGAAGTAGTTTAGTAGATAGTAAAATGTTATCAGAAACAGGATATAAAGATGTTAAATTAGCAGAATATAAAGGATATTTACTTTGCTTAATAGATTCACATATTTATTTGGCAGATAGTCGTAAAAAATTTCAAAATAACTCTAATGACATTGAATACGAATGGTTTTATTGGGAATTACCTTTTAGTATTACATTTATTAAAGAGTATAGAGAGAATTTGTATTTAGGCAATGAAATAGGACAACTGTTTATATTAGAAGGAAAAACAGATAATAGTAAAGATATAAATAGTCACTTCACAATATGCAAAGATAACTTTGGCTATCAAGGATATACTAAAACAACTAATAAAAGAGGTAATGTCGTAGATTTTAAAATTATGAATAATGATAATATCAAAATAGATACTATTGTTGATGGAACAATAAAAGAAAAAACAGTTTTATCCGATAAAAATGAGATAGTACCATTTCGTATTAAAGATAAAAAGTTTAAAGAAATTCAAGTTAGATTTAGTTCAAATAA